GAGATGACGCGGCCGGTAGGCTTTGCAGCCGCTTCCGGCGTTCCCGCAGCTGGCGCCACTCCGTAGGCTTCGTCAAGAGAAATGATGCGTGGCATGTTTAATCCTCTTCGTCGTCCGGAGTGTCAACGCCAGTCATACGCAACGCTTTCTTGATCGCGTCAGCGGACCGTGGCGGAGGGCGCTTTGGCAGCGGCGGCGAGATTTCTTCAAACCCGGTGAGCTTTCCACTCGCGTCGAACAGCGGGCGGGCGACTGAACGATCTGCCAGCGTATAGGTACGGCCGGCGCGAATGTTGCTGCGGTCGGCGGGGAGGAGCGGATGATTCTTGATTTGCTTTGCTTCCAGCTCCGCGTATTTCAGCGACGTGTTGGTCTCAGTGGCAGAGAGCGCCTCGGCGGTCTTATCTCCGCCTATCTTTTTCAGCAACGAGGTCTGTTCTCGTACCAGCCCCGAGCGCACCGTGGCTGCACTAGCCGTCGCAGCATTCCGCGCGATAGTGGAGGCATCCAGCTTCTTCTTCGCCTCCAGCTCCCTTTCCTTCTGCTCCAGCGCCAATTGATCCTTCATCGACAGGGCGCGGATTTGCAGTTGCTTCAGCGCCGCCTTGCCCTCTTCAAACCCCTGAGGCAGTCCGTCGATAAAGTTCTTTACGTCCGGCGGCAATTTCTTCCCCGCCTGCGTCGCCAGCAGTCGCATCTGGTTGTAGGCCTCGGGACTTTGCATAGCCATCCCGACCATCATGCCGATGTCTTCCAGATTCGCGTTGGCCATCTTCTGCTCAATCTGACTCTGCTGCGCCCCGCGGTAGCCACTGATTGCATCCTTCTCCGTGATAGTAGCGATTTTCTCCGCGAGTGGCAGGGTGAGACGAGTTGGCGCTCCGCCCTGCACCATGAAGTCGTAGAGCTTCCGCAGCGGGTCCGCGACCGAGCCTGGCTTAAATTGCTGCACGTCATCAACGTTAGCCTCGCGGCCCTGCGTCGCCGGGATGACAGCGCCGGCCTTTGCAGCGGCGGCTTCCCACTGCGCCATCGCGGCAAGGTCCTGCGTCTTAGCTTCCGCCGTCCCCGCTAGGGCCCTTGCATGCTCAGCTTGCGCCCGCATGAGGTCCGTCTGGACTGGCATCTGCTCGATGTCAGCGAGAGTCTTCTGCGCGTTGACCTGCGTCTGCGCAGTCTCATTCGCCTGATGCTCCGCGGCGATGAAGCCGATGGGAGCGCCGTAGAGTCCGGTTGCCATATCAGCCTACCGATCGACGTTGTTGAAGGAGCATGAGTTGCTGTTGCGGGGTAAGGCCACCCTGCCCGGTCATCTGCCCAATGCCGTAGCCTATGGAGCCGAGAGACTGGCTGGCCTGCTCATTCGCTGCGATCTGCCCGTTGAGGCCGATTTGTGCGCCGGTGCCTGGGTTAACCCCACCGCCCGCCAGGGCGCCAAGTTGCGCGAGGCGTTCGTTGTACCAGTTGGTCGACGCGTTCGCCCCCGCCACGCTCATCGCGCCGGAGTCCTGCCCGAACTGCGCATTCGCCCGCTGCGCGCCTTGGATGCGAAGCTTGTACGCTGGATCGTTAGCCGCGACGGCTGAGGGATCACGCATTAGCTGCTGCAGTTGTTGATCTGCGAGGGTGCGTCCACCAGACTTGCCCCACGGATCGCTCTGTGCGGCGGCAAGGCGGGCCATGCGTTCCAGCTCCTTCTGCTTCTGCAGTCCCGTGATGCCGGAGTAGATAGACATTGCGGGGTTGGCGTACTTGAGGGCCGTGTCGAAGATACTGGGCGAAGCTGCTGGCGCTGTTAGTCCGCCGCCACCAAAACCGCCCAACGCTTGTGCCGCGGTGTCCCCGTAGGAGTAGCCGTCGAGCAACGAGCTGGCTCCGTCCAGTCCGCCCCCTCCAATTCCTTCTCCCATCCCTCCGAGAAAACCCGCATCCCCGCCCAGCAGGGATTCGCCGCCAAGGAGACTACCGCTTCCCGCCGCAGCACTTCCGGCAGCTCCCTCAAGCAGCCCTCCGCCAAGTGCAGCACCGCCAAGTGCAGCACCGCCGAGAAGCGCTCCGCCTTCTAGCAACCCCAGGCCTCCGCCCAGCATTGCGCTGGTACCGAGGGTCGTAGTCCCGGCGGCTACTCCAGCGGTGAGAAGACTGCTTCCTGCTGAAGCCGCTGCCGTGCTGCTGAAAAGGGCCGGAATTTCAAAGCCTGTGCACATATCAGATCCTTTTGTGAGAGATAAAGCCAGAGACAGTGTAACCAAGCTTGCTATAGAAGCCCGCCGTGCGTTCCACTTCAATCCCCGTGCTTTGGGAGAGGAATAGGTCTGTAATCTCATTCGCCTTTGCCCAATCTTCGATGGCTCGTATCAGGCGAATACCTAACGAGCCGCCCCGCCAAGCTGGTGCTACCCAAATCAGCAGGTCTCTTGCACAAGTTCTACGCGGCGCATACCAAATAGGTCCGACGGCCAGGATCGCTACGGCGAGTAACTCTCCGTCAACCACGTGGATTAGACAACGGATGGCGGGACTTAGTTCCAAGGTCTTCCGAACAATTTCACGGTCCACGTCCGCCTGGCCTTGCAACTCAGGGCTCTCCGCGAGCAACGCATCCACTACCCGATCCACGTACTCGGGATCAGCTTGCATGTCGTAGGGGACGAGGTTCATGCTGTGCGCTTCCACATGTAGACTACGATGTACGGCTGCAGGACGTTGACGCTCTGCGGAGCCGCCGCGTTGACCGGGCCCGCTCCAGCTGTCTGCACTGAGACAGTCGTGAGGGTGACAGACTTAGCACCACCTGTATGTTCCACCGGGTTGAAGTCGGCATCTCCGCCATCAATCCCTACAAGAGTCCGGCCTGTTCCGAAAGCGACCCAGGTGCCGTAACCGAGTAGCGTGTTTGGATTGGTCGAAACTACTGAGATAAAAACGGAGCCAACAGGAAAAGGCCCACTTGTCAGCTTGCCGTAATCAGCTGCGTTCAGATGATAGTACTCGTCCGCGGCCCCGCCCTGCAAGCCACTTAGCATATTGTGGTCTGCCGTTCCCGAGCCTCCGCCGAAGGAATTAAGGACTCCTGCAAGATCGACGAACCACTTGAGCCAGATGGGATTAAACTGCGCCTGCTTGGTCTGCTCGTTGACCAGGATGGGCAGCGCCCACGTTGGCGGCGGCTGGAAGTCACTCATAGCGTTCCGAGGTCCACTTGCATTTCGAGGCCTTGCAAACGAAGGGGCGTATTGCGGCGATGGCGGATGTGGTAGGCGCGCTTAATAAAGCTGCCGTTGTTCTCCAGCATCGGCCGCTCGAGGTTCATGTCCACCTGCCGGAAATTACTCCAGGCGTTCTCCGCGTAATCGCTGTCGTTGTAGCGAACGTCCAGCACACTTCCTGGCGTTTGATCGCCGACGAAAGTGAGAATGTTGAGGTTCTTCTTCCGCCGCGTGCCTCCGTCGAAGTTCGGCGTATAGGCGTCCATCAGGATAACGTCTCCGTCATCCGACCCATAGGCCGCGTCGAAGAGATACAACTTGCCGTTGGTAGCGTGTTGGAGGATATTGCCCGTCGTGGCGAGGTAGCTGGAACTTACCACCGGAAAGTAGTTGCCGTTCGCGTCGGTCCACTGCGCCCACATCCGCTGCGCAACGTCGTACACCAGCGTAAGATTATCCGTGATCAGCGTAACTCCATAGAAGCGATGACCGCCGTACTTGATGCTGAACGAGTGCATCATGGTGAGGTCAGCCGCCCCGAGAATCCGCTCGATCGCCTTCGTCGAAACGATCTGCGCCTTCAGTTGATCGACCATCATTACCTGGGCGGCGGCGGACCGATTCGTTGCTACCCAGAAGAGCGCCCCGTCGATGTCCTGCAAGGAGTCTCCGTTCGCGCAACCGTAGTTAATCTTCGCCCCCTGCACAGGGCCGAGCGGACTGGCCGTTGCGTTCAATGCGTCGTAGAAAACTTCGGTGGACCATTGCCCCAGGGCGACTACGTAGACGAGCTGCTGCGCCAGGAACACACCGCCGTCTGCCTCGATCTGCGCAGTGATCCGGTTCGTGATATCGCTCCAGTCAGTCGGACTGTTGAGAGCGGCACATCCACGAATGCTGGCGTTGGAATCCATCACGTAGGTAGTACCATCGAGATAGGCCCAGCCCTTGACGCAGGTCGTAGGGAAGTTGTCGACGCCGGCGGGAATCTGAACAATTCCAGCCCCGTCGTCGTAGTTGTAAGAGGCTACGCCGTTACCAAACTGCATTTTTGGTGTAGCTCCGCGTGCCTGGGAAAAGCGGTAGACGCCGCCCGTCGTGTCCAGGGTGCCGGAAAGGGCCACACCATTCTTGTACATCGTAGCGCCGAAGATGGAGTAGATGTCGCCGAGCCAGTTGAACACGCCTAGCCCCGCCCCTGTCTTCGTCTCTCCTGTCTGCAGAAGGCCGGGACGCTTGTACAGCTGAACTTCTTTCGTCGCCTCGTCTATCTCGATGTAGGCGTTGATGAGCTTCGCGTCCTTCGTCGTCTCCGCACTACGATTCTCCGGCTGGAGCGCGAGCGGGAAACGCTTGGGGATCGTGACGGTTTCAGCTTGCGGCATGATCAGCGGCGTCCGAAGGGAGAGAATGAACCCTGGCGATCAGGAGTGAAACGCGTCGGTGCGTCCTCCACGTCCCAATCCTCCAGCGTGGTCCGATAGGCCATTGCGCGTTGCTGGCAGCGGTCCATGATAGATTGGGGCTGCCCGCCGGCCAGCTCATCAGCGAGGCCCCAACGCAGCGCCAGTTTCCACTCAATCGGGAAATCCATGTCCTCCGTGACGCTGCTGAAGTTGACTACCTGGCGCTGGAGTTGCAAGTGCGCAGTCCCCGTAGCGGCCGTGGCGTCCGGCACCAGCCAGAAGAAGACGCTCAGATAGGTCGCCTGCTTATCGACGAAGTAGCTGTTGATCTGGCCCGTTTGGGTAACGATGCTCAGGCGAACGTAGTCTGCCCAAGCGAGGGGGATGAGGGGCCGGCGGATGCCGTTAGCATCTGCGAACCAAGCGTTGATGACTCGCAGGGGACGAGTCATGTCCACCGCTTGCGCCGGCCCGAGTTTGTAAGTGCCCGTCCCTGCAACCAGGGTAATGGGCGTGTCCAC